AATTAGTATTTTAGTTATTGCTAGAAACGCGACACTTTTGTGACGCATTCAGTTTGTTGAGACTAAAGTAGTTATGTAGTTTTCGGAGGTTGGCGCTTTGTTCGTCGTTAGGCGCTCATAGGTCGTGAGGCTTATGTAGTAATCGGGTGAATTGCTGGAACCCTCCCTTTAGCACAAACAGATCAGGCCTAGCCTGGGAACCTTGAAAATTTAATCCCGGTCCTCGAACCGGAGAAGCTTTTAGATTTGGCAGTGCGGCCAAGTCGAGGGAATCAGCAGCGAAGCCGTATGGGAACATACGGAACGTTCAGAGACTAGACGGAGTAGTCCAGATCGGATCAAACGTCCACGAGCGCCCGACATCTGGTGCTAAGCACGCAGATGATGATATAGTCCGAGCTGCGTCTATGGTAACGACGCAGATCTGGGGGATAAAGAGCCCCTAGGGTAACAAAACTGCGACAATGATTTTCCGAAGCTGCTCGGTGCAGAGCTTTACCGTCCGCATCCTGCGTACGTTGTAGAGATGGCTGCAGAGCCCGTGGTTGTGCACGATTTCTTGACCTGCAAGGGTCTGGGAACTTCCAAGTGAAAGCTTGGTCGAATAACTCCGTGAATTGCTGGAACGCCGGACCCGAAAGGGAGGTCAATCAGCAGCCAAGCCAGAGAATATACGCTCTGGAAGGTTCAACGACTAGATCCCGAGAGGAAACTCAGTAATGGATCCACGAGCGCGGAGCACCCAAACAGATAGTGCTGTGGGTGATGATATAGTCTACTCATCAACGCCCTAAAGTTGATGTTACGTGAGGATAAAAAGCCTCACGATGCTTTTTAAAGCATTTAAGGCGAAACAACCCGGCCAAACCGTTCAGCTTGACCGTTAGCTAACGATAGCGGTCATTAAACTCCGTGAATTGCTGGAAACCCTCCTCGCTCTGTGCGATACGGGGCGATCAGCAGCCGAGCCGACTAGGGATAGTCGGAAGGTTCAACGACTAGGCAAAGTAATCCAGAACGGATGAACTGCCCACGAGCGCGGAGCACCCAAACAGATAATGCTGTGGGTGATGATATAGTCTGAACTTACGGGATGGTAAACCGTAAGAACTAAGGGATAAAGAGCTCTTAGGGTAACATTTGTATCGTTTCTGGGGCAATCCCGGCTCTAAGGAGTCTCGGGAGCGCACTGCTGAGCAGACCATTGGTACTGCTAACAGCAGAAATATCGTCAAGGACAAGGTCCTTGTGACACTTAAAGAGTACACAGGCCCTGCAGATCCTAGTGATCCTACACAGCCTAGTACCTTTAAAATTGCCCGCGAGACACTGATTACCGCTCAGCGTCTGCTGTTAGACACTGGTAATCTTACTGCTTTCCATCAATCCATTGGCTCTCTTACGCTTCTGGATGACTATCGCCGCTGGCGTAAACTTAATTGCGCCGCCGTTGTGTGAACAACGGGCAACAACCCGGTGAATTCGGGGAACCCCTCCGTCAACCTTTGGGGAATCCCGAGCCAAGCTTTAGAAGGAATTCTAAGGAAGGTGTAACGACTAGAAGCCGAGTCCAGACCGGACGGTAATGCTTCCACGAGCGCCGGGAATCTTAGTTTTACTCAGCGTTCTTTGCTGTATAAAATTAAGATTATGATATAGTCTGACCTTACGGGATGGTAAACCGTAAGAACCAGTGATTAAACTGTCACTGGGTTAACATAGTGGATCGGGTGTTCATTAACGAACTCCTGAAAGCAGTTTCTAAGGGTCAGTCTTCTGACTCACAGGGTGGTTATTACTATCCTGGTAGCCTCGCTGTTGGTGCTTTAACCTACAGCAACGCCGAACAAGCTAAGTTCGACGTTAAGGACGACCTGCTGCAGGTGGTTAAAAGCCTCCGTAAGCGGAACGTGCCGACTTACCAGGACGGGTTCTATCGCTGTGTGTGCGATCCTACCTTCCTGATGCACCTGCGTCAGAACAGCGACTTCCGCGAAGTTGCTCGTTACCCTGGCAACGGTCAGATCAACCCGCTCATGTCCTCGATGCAGCCTAACGCTGCTATCTACATGGGTCAGGGCTTCGGTCAAGCCACTTTCGTGGCCGGCGAGCCTATTATGCCTAAACATACCTGGGCCTGCGTAGTGTGAGCTACGCAGCAAACGGGGTGAATTCAGGGAACCCCTCCTTTTACTGGGGAATCCTGAGCCAAGCCACGTGGGGAACCGCGTGGAAGGTGCAACGATCAGGAGTCGAGTCCAGACCGGACAGTAATACTCCCACGAGCGCCCCGCCTCTCCTAACTGTTAATCCAGCGCATAGCTTCCTCCTTTTTTCTCTCGATGCTAACTTGGTTATCTTTGTACAACCAAGTTAATAGTTCTTTTGGTTTTCCGCCAAAAGTTAGGTTGTAAAACTGTTTGTTGGAGTTTAAAATCCTGCTCGTTACTGAACAGGTTGTTTTCAGGTATTCGTTGGCCCATCCTTCACATGCCTGAATTAAGTCCAATGAGCACGAGCCTAGATACAATGTCTTTGACTCGGCTTTTATGCAGCCATCGCCATCCAAAACTCCGCGCAAATAGTGGGGTCTGAGAGAGGGGTAAAGTTCTCTAAACGCCTTATTTTTAGTGTTGTCGTCTGTGATTCCTAGAGATCTGAGACAATCAATTGCGCGGCTGTTATAGATACGCAGCCTGCCGTAAGTTTGATTGTTTTTGTCTTCCCGGATGTAGGTTTTTACCTCTGATGGGCTCTGCAACTCTGCAGCTAGTGTCTTCAATACAGCGTAATCCGGGTGCTTTAGCTCTATGCTGAAATACTTGTCTCCTTTGTGACGCAGGTGTCCATCCGTGACTATAAGACCTAAAAAATAAGCTTTAGAGGGTGTATCTATGTGTTCGAAATACCGGCTTTCCTGGGAAAACACAGATTTATGCGGAACACCCTCACCGGGTTCTAGCGTCATGCCTAGAGTTCTATCTTGCCTTTTTCCCGTTTTTTCCTTAAACGAAAGTATTCCGTACTTTCGTCTCCAGGAGAATACCGTAGAAACGGCGAAGTTAAGCTCTTTAGCTATCTGTATGTCAGACAGTGTTTCCGTGAGGGCTTCTAAAGCTTCGCGGGAAATGTCGGATCGTTTTCCTTGAGTCATGGGAGTGGATGAGATGATCTGAGCTACGTCGATGGAAAAGGCGTAGAACTGGGGGATAAAGAGCCTCCAGGATAACACACCTGACGGGTTTCGTATTCGAAGGAGTCCGCTTTTTCGAATCCACTAACATGCCTTCCCAGACGCAGACCGCTACCATCGCTGGTACGGCCACAGCTTATGAGGCAGCCATTGGTATGTTCTTCGGTCCCCAGAGCGTGGGCGTCGGTATCGGCGGCAACAACGCTCAGGTGCTACTGAATAACAACGACGATTTCAGCCGTTTTATCATGATGATCTGGTCTCTTTATGCCGGATTTGAATTACTTAACGCTGATTTCGCGACCATCGCCTACTCCTTTAACGCTTGAGGAGGTAACTAACGATGGCCATCAACCCTAAACAGATCCAAGTTGCCAAGATTTATCCTGGTAACTACACCAACGTCCTGCGCTATTGGCACGACCCTAAGACCGTTACGTACTTAAACGAAAACGGTACTAGCCAGTCGCTGGCCAACCAGCCCGTGGGCGGCCCCGTCGGCGCTGTTACGCGCCCCGGTTGGATTGCTCAACAAGCCATTGGCTATGTTGACCTTTCCTTCCAGGCTCTGGGCACCAGCAACCAGCTGGATTACTACGCTACTCCTTACGGCTCCGGTCTGAATGGCGATAACGTTCCGTTCACCACGGGTAACGTTATTATCCCTTCGCCCGACGCTTACAAGGACGTCCGCGCAGACATCACCAACGGTATCGTCGTGCCTTCCGGCGCTTACGTGTATCGTGTCGGCCTTCGTGTCGATGGCGGTGATGTGGTCTCTAGCGGTGTCGGCGGTGCTTCTTCCACCCCCACCCTGGGTCTCGGTCCTGCGCTCAGCGTCGGCCTGAACACGACCCCCACCGCAAGTGGCTTCTTCGCCACCGTGACCGGTTCCAACAGCCGCATTGAGAACGGTTCGTACAATTCCAGCAATGCCTGGAACATGGCGAACGCTCACCGCGTGACTGCAGATACGACCTACAAGCTGTCCACCGTGGGCAACCTCGGCGGCGCCGCTGCGTCTGGTCTCGCTCAGGCTTCCGGTGTGTACGATCCTCGTGCCAAGACCGGCAAGCTTAGCGGTAAGGACAAAGCTCTCGCTATCTGCGAAGTTTGCTGGCTTGTTCCCGATGCTCCCCCGGAGCGTAGTGATCTTGCACTGCAACCCGCTGGTATCATTGAGTCCAGCGTGTACACTTCGACCGTGCCGTCCTGATCTAGATCCTAGATCTCTCTGCGCCCCTCCTTCGGGAGGGGTTTTTTATTGCCTGTTGATAACTGCAGCTCCTAAGACGATGCGCGCTCTTGATATTTTCCTGTAGGATACGCACAGATCCTGTTCACATAATGACTGTGACCCAGCTTAAAGAATTTACTTTTAAGCCCAACGGCGTCAAAATCGAAGTTCTAAACAGCCACGACGAAGGCGAATATTTCATGGTTCGGTCGTACACGACCGGCAAAGTATTTTTTGCGCACAAAAATCAGATTTTAGAAGAGGAGAAACCGGCAGAACCCGCGGATAAGCAAACAAAACAGCGTCGTGGACGGCAGATCGTTAAGCCCGAGGTTGCGGCGATGCACCGAGTCAACCTCAACAGCGCGACACCCGAAATGCTTACCCAAGTGCTCAAAGGCGTTGGGCTCAAAACTGCTACCAGTATCAAAGAGCTTCAACAGTCCATGCCTGGTGAGCGCTTCAGTAAGCTCGATCAGCTCAAAGCGATCACGCAGGTCGACTGGGATTCAGTCTTAGAAAACGGGAATGTTTACGTAGAATGAACTTAATGGACGTCCCCTGCTGAGTAATGGCGCAATTAACTACGCAGGAACTGGAACAAATCCAGTCATATCTTGCTCAGCAGGGCGTCGTATTCCAAGCCACGACGACTGACGCAACTAAGCGTGAAGTAATATACGCGGCTATAAATCAAATCACTCGAAACCCCGCACAGGTTTTTGGGTTTCGCCTTGATGATTTTAACTTCAGCCGTGTTTCATATTTTCTGGGCTACAACTTAGCCACGGTGCCTGCGGGTGACTACGCCAGGTTACTAGAGGCCTGCACTAGCATTCCTAGCGAGTTCTACTACGACAAAATCATCGCTCAAGTCGAGCGTTGTGAGGAAGCAGAGCGTCTGACGGAACTTGCGACGGGTCGCGCAACCAGCCGCCAAGAGACCATCTTGGGCGACGTCAGTCGTTCCATCAACATTCAAGACAAGCGGGAGACCGCAAAAATCTGGCGAGAGAACTTTTTGTACGAGTGTGATCGATTGGCTCACATGCTCTACATCCCGAACTATCGAGACCCCGTGGCAGCCCGGTATCGGTTTGAGCGCAGTGGCGGTGAGTTCATTCAGGCAATTCCTGGACCTCCGGATGTGTCTCGATCCGACCGTCTGTATTTCTACGCAAACTGGCGGTAAACGCTATATTTAATAGAGACTGATATAACGTTATGCCGGCTTACAGCGAGGGGTTGCGGGTGGTCATGAACCTCCTAGATAACCCCAATATGCTCCGGCAGCTGCAGAATCTGCCTGGTTCCGCCGCTTCCGAGCTCGGTAGTCTCGTTAATCAGTTTCGGCGTGCAGCGTCCGAAGGCCTTTACGGTCCCGCCATTCAGCAGAAGGCTCGATACGGCGGCGCCCCTAAGCCTGCTCCGCCAATTCCAACTTCCCCCGTGGAAGCCAATCAGCTTTCTCTGCCGCTCCGCACGCGTACGGGGCGGGTCGCAACACCGCAAACCATGCGTCCTACGGCGCGGAATGCGGAGACCATTCGTGCGGGTATGCGGCCTCGGGCTGTCGATGTGCCTCCCGTACCTCGTTTCGGCGAAGTGCCGGGTCAAATGCCCTTGGACGCAGCGCCAATTCCGCAATTTAACTATACCGGCCCACATATCGCTCCTCGGCCAGAGTGGGGTCCGGAGGCTCTTCCTCTCTCTGTCCGTCAAGCCGATGCCGATACCTTAAGTCTTCTGAAGACGTTGGAGCCAGGCACAGCCGACAGTATCGCTCGATTAGCTGATGACTTGGCTACCGAATACGGTGTTCCTGCCGCAGAAGCTCTTAAAAACATCACCGGCCCTCGTGGGACCGACTATTTAGCGTACCTAAATACTTCGCGTAAACTCACAGTGGCACCTGAGACTCTTCCCGCTGTTACGCGCGCTGGAGACTCCGGCATTGTTCCACCTTCTTCCCCTTCTGGCGCTGTGCCGGGCGGTCCTGGAGGTGCGTTGGTTCCGTCCCCCGCAGGCGGTATGGGTCCCCGGTTGGCGCAACAAGGCGGTCCCGAAGTTCTCGATGTGGAGTTTAACGTTCTTAAAGGACTGCCTTCGGCCAAAGGGGCGGTTCCCTCGGCAACGGCGGACTTGAGTGCGGTTGCTGCTCGGAGCGGACTCAGCCCGGCTCAGATCGCTGCGCTGACTGGAACTGCCGCCACCGTGGGCGGGCTGGCATTATTCCGTCCTGAAGGCGAACGCCGTTCTGATCAACTTACAGATGAACAGGCTTTTGGATCGCGCGGTCGAGCACCTCTTGTTTCTACGCCTTCTGAGCGCGGTTCTTCTGCTTCCGCTTCTCGTCCCGCCGCTCCTCGCTCTGTTGCGGGGCAAACAGGCAGTGGACAAGTTGTTGTCTCGCAAAATGACGGCGAAAGCAACTACCGCCAAGCTCTTCAAAATGCCTTAGCTGCTGCGCCTAAGTCTCCCAAAGAATACGGCCAGATTGGAGACTATTACAAGGCTCGCGCCGCATACGCCGCTCAGCCTGAGGTTCGTGCTGATTTGGCACGTCAAGCTGCCGCTATTCCGGGTGCCGCTCCCCAGACTCCGATCTGGGCTGCACAGAATCCGACTCTGGCCTACGAAATGATTCAACGTGCTAAAGCCCGTCCCGATCTTTCGCAGCAGACTCCTCAAGCTCAGGGTGTAACCATCGGAGCTCAACTCGGCGACAACACGCCTAATAACTTCGCTGGCAATGTTGAGTTCGGTAGCGAAGCCGCGGTCGACCGCAGCTCCGGCGCCGCAGATATTGAAGATGCGACGCGTCCGATTCTGCGTCCCACGCTCAACCGAATGCCGACTGGACGGCTGATTCCTCTCGGTGGCGGTTACGTGGGCCCGGCCGGTCAATACCTCGGCCAAGCTGCAAACATTTCCTGATTACGGAGTCACCCGATGCCTTCCTACTTCGAGAACCCGACTCTGCTTAAGGGTTATACCTTCCCCGGGTCGTCTGGTATTGACTACTCCCAGACTCCTGAGGCTGATCTTGGCGGTTATTTGCCTAGCCTGAATAACCTGGGAAGCCCTAATGCCCCTAGTCCCGCTCAGCCAGGTAAGACTGCTGGATGGGGCGAGCAAGCTGGGGCCTTTTTAGAAGGTCTCGGTAAGTTCGGACGCGGTTTAGGTGCCGGGATTGCAGCCGCCCGCGGCATGCCGATGGCTGGCATGATGTTGGGTGACTACTACGAAGGTAAAACCGGCGATAAAGATCAGAGTGAGGAAAGCTCGATTGCAAAAGCCCTTAAAGCTCTGCAAAGTGCTGGAATTATTAGCTCCGTTCCGCAGATGATGGAGCCTTCTTATACTGACCTTGAGGGCGCTAAGTTGCAGCCTTCCCGCGGCGGCGTTCTTCTCTGATCTGGTGCGTATCTAATGGCTTCGACCTCCACTAATAAGTCTCCCTGCCTTATTGATCGCCCGTTTCTGAGGGGAGCCCGGATCACAAGCGCGACCACGACGTGCGACCCGACAAATCCCAACCTGACGGATTTGATTCAGTTGGTCCGCGTGGGCGACCTTCCTTCTGAGGACGCAGCGCTGGTCGAAGATATCACCATTGTTAGCAATGAAGGCTACCCCGACAACAGCGGTCGGCGGACCTGCGACTTAGGTCTGTATGTTTACGCGCCGAACCAGGCGGCTCCGTCCACGTCGTCGGCTTTGATGATCGGCCGCGTTGAGGTGGGCCTCAGCGGTTCGCTTCGCGGTATTCCTCAGAGTGTTCAGCTGTTTGCTGTTAACGCCCCCGTCCCCCAAGCCGGTGACACTAATCTCTTGGCTCCGATTCAAATCGGTAAGGGCGAAGGTCTGTATTTAGAGAAGGGTTACATTCTGGCTATTGGTTACCTGGGTACAGGCTCTGCTGCAGTATCTGGTGGCCTCAGTCCCTCTGGTATTACTGTGTGGTCTCAAGGTGGTTTCTATTGACCTGTGGGCAAGCGAAAGAACTCGGATGAGTTCGGCTTTAAATCTCTAAAGAGCGTAAAGGGCGTAGAACTGCCCAAGACAATTCGAGGTGCGGATAACACAAATGAGTTATCTTCGCCCCTTTCGTTTGAGCGTCGTTTTAGGCCCGCACTTAACACCAAAGATTTCAGCTTAGTTAGCGAGTACGATTACGCGTCTTTGTGGGTTCGTTGGCGCCGCGGCTACGAACTTAGTATGTATTCACAGGAAGCCTACGGCGGCCTGACGTACTCTTTTAAATACTACGTGTCGGGTACGCCGGGCTTTGGCGTATTTCTTCCCGGAATGTGCTTTATGTATCCGACCACCCGGACGGATATGCGCATGCACATGGTCGGCGTCCGCCCTAGGGATTCTTTCAACTTCCTGAACTTCGGTTACGCGGTCTTGTCTGTCAGTGACTACGACGCAAACACTTACGCGGTGCGTCTTAACTCCAACTTCGGTGCTCCGATTTCGTTCTTTGCCGGCGAAGTTCTGTCTAATCGATTCCGTGCGGATGGCACAGCTAAAAACTACGGTTTCAATAACTACACCGTTACCGGTGTGGGCATCAATGGGGTGCCTGCGACGCCGTCATATGCCCCTATTTTCAATACGTTATTTCTAGCGCACAGTAACGAAACCAGCTGGTCTGTCGTCGACGCTGACACACTTGCGGTTCCGGCTACTGGTCCGCCCGCTGTTGGCGAGTATCTAACGACGGAGATGCGTTCGCAGTGCACCTGTCCAGACTTTCTCGCTCGCGAAAACTTCAACTTATATGAGGCAGTGTCTCGGAGGCGATATCCCTACACGCGTCCTCAGAACTTAGATCCCGGCTTTTATGACGCTGGACCCGATGGCGCTACGCGGCGAGTGCCTGCCATGGACAACCCCGGCTTCGCTCGAACATTTGGTTTTATCTATTTAAACGAGATTTACAACATTCCTAAAGTTACAGAACGCGTTTATTCTGACCCTAATTTATACTATTATCAACCAAAATGGTGCAAACACATATACGCTGCTATGTGGGATTTACAGCGTAAATATGATCAGGGTGTTGTGACGTCCTCTTGGCTGCCTCAGCCGAACGACGAACCGATGAATGAATACTATCGAGAGTATTTCGATAAGAACCTTCAGAAGCAGACAGATTTTCTTAAGCGGGAAAAAGACCTCGTGTGGTGGGAACGGTATAGCCCTAAGAAGGACGATATGCCGACGCACATGATGTACCCTGACATGTACAACATGATGGCGAAGACCTTAAATAGTGGGGGGCTATCGAGTCAAGCAACGCTGCAGGCGGCTAGTTTTGAGATGTTCACGACATCGGAGTTTGATCCTTTTGACCCGGCGTCGTTTGTTGTTAACACGTACTCAGGGGGTACTTACGAAAATGGTGTTTTGGTCTCGCAGCCAACGACTATATTTGACGGGGGTTCTTACAAGAACGGGGCGATTATTCCGCCCACGGGGTTCCCTTCGCTCATCAATGGCGGTACGTACGTATGACATCAACTCCAGTTGTACTTCTGCTCAAGCGCAGCGGGCAAGCTTCGGATCGCCCTAATACTTCAGTCGTTCAGAACGGTGAGTTAGCCATCTCTGTGGGCGCCGCTGATCCAGGACTGTACTTCGAAGATTCAGCCGGGGTAGTTAGAAAAATCGGCCCGTCAGCGTATGGGGCTACTGCACCTAATGCAACTCCTGTCGGTCTTGCGGGTAATTCGGTTGGGGAGACTTGGGCAGACAGCTCCACCAGTAATTACTTCTTTAAAGTATGGACGGGATCCGCGTGGCAAACAATCGGAGCGGCCTATGCCACGGCTGCCGGATCCGCGACCACTGCAAATACTGCGATCACCGCGACGACAGCAACGACAGCTATTCTCGCTTCTGGAGTTGTGCAAGCTTCAGCCGTTGTGCTTAGCGGTCTGCCTGCTATAGCTGCAAGCGTGTCGGGTGCGCTTGTATATCAAGTTCAGGCATCAGGTGCTTTTGCGGCAGGTTTATATATTCGCGCTACTAACACGTGGCTTCTGGTTTAAGGGCGCAGAGTGCTTTTAAGAAACCACGAGGCTTTAAACATCGCGCCTACGAGATCAGCTGCGTAGTTTTCAACGTCTGGCGCCCCTACTTCCTTGGCCAACTTTCCTAAGTCTTTGGCCATAAATCCGCAGGTCTCTAAGTTCTTGAGGTAAATAGTAAGAGATTCGCGTGCTTCGTACGACTTAACGTGTTTGAATCCCTTGTAGCTTCCCAGCAGACCTCTCTGGCACATCGGCATGAGGAAGTCCATCGTCCGCACGAACTCGGCCAGTGCGTCAAACTGCCCGATGTGTGCTTCGTATTGATCCTTTAGGAATTGATGAATGGGCAGAAATAAAGGACCCTCGATATTCAGATGAATTAAGTGACTTTGTGTATATAACTGATGCACATAAGAAGATAGAGACACCAATCCAGAGATTAAATCCTGGACGGATGCCCCCATTTCTTCGCTCTCCTGCTCGATTTCTTGCTCTTTCGCCGCCTCTGCGGGAATCGGCGTGGCGTTAAACGAGCCGGAGAAAGTCACTTTACGTTATCAGATAGTGCAAGCAGCGCTTGCGGTTTCAGTTTCCACTTTAGCGGTCGAGGAAGCTTTAAGAAACTCTTGAAGGGCGGCTTTGTCCACTCGGTAGAGAGACTTGGCACCGTTCGGTTGCAGGTTGAGGTAGACCGATTTAGGCCAACCACCGGCTTGATTCGCTTCAGCCAGCGCAATACGCTTGCGCACAAATCCTGAGCTGCAGTTCAGTAATTCAGCAGTCTCAGCAATCGTAAGGAGAGTCTTACCGTCCGCCATTAGAAATGCAGGGAGTTGGTTGCCGTTACATATTACCTTTATTGGTTCTGTGCGCAGGATAAAAGGTCCTCACGTAATGCCTTTTTAAGATTTGGCTTGGTATCATTAAGAGGCGCTTTGAGACTGCCGTGATCCGCCTAGCAGGAGAAGTCTTTAAAAACTACAACGTTCCCAAGAGGGACGTCCAAGGCGGCAAAGAATTCTCCGTGGCAGCGAAAGAAGGCGACACGGTGCGTTTGGTCCGTTTTGGGGACCCGAATATGGAGAATCGAAGTGACGACCCGAAGCGGCGAGCTGCCTTTAGGTCGCGTCACAGCTGTGACGAGAAGAAAAGTAAACTCACACCGGGTTACTGGAGCTGCAAGAAATGGTAGGAAATGTTCTGATGCGTAAGATCTGCTTTTCTGCGTAATCCTTAGACATTCTGAGGATACGGCGATTCTGATGGCCTCTGATGTAGAGCTAGACTTTGATTAGTCGAGCACTTCCCGATGGGCTCTCGTAAGTCACGCGGTGATTACAACAACATTTCATGCGGTTTGACGCTTGAAGACGAGTTTGTGCTCACTCGAATTCGCGCCAAAGCTCATTCTCTTCACAACAAAGAACGAGACGCCTATCTGTGGAAGACTGTGTTGACCCTTGTCTGCAGAGAACGAGCATATAAGACTGTAATGAAAGAGGTTGGCATAGCTGTAGATACAAATCTGAGTCTTTTCGACGAAGATGAAGCTGAAACAGCGGATTGACGCTTTAAACTAAGAAAAAAGCTGCCGTGGCACCCTTAACTCCTCAGGAAAAGCAGTGGTTATCCGCGATTAGCTGGGCGGAAGGCACGTACAAGCCTGGGAAGGGGCCGCAGTACAACATTATGTTTGGCGGCGGTACGTTTTCCGACTTGTCTCGCCATCCTGATCGTGTCGTAAGGGGAACTGGTGTTTCTAGTTCAGCAGCCGGCGCGTACCAGTTCATGCCCGGAACTTGGGCTGCCGTTTCGAAACAAGTCGGGGCTAAGGATTTCGGGCCAGAAGCTCAGGATCGAGCTGCTTTAGCACTGATTCGCCAGCGCGGCGTTGATCCGGCTAAAGATCCCATTACTCCGCAGACTGTCGCCAAGTTGGCACCGGAGTGGGCGAGTCTCCCCACGGTTAAAGGGACAAGTTACTACCCAAATCAATCCGTTAAGCGATTTGCGGACATTCAGAAGTTTCTTGGGACTATGAATGTTGCGGGCGGCGCGCCCGGTGGGGCTCCCTCTCAGGCACCAGCTCCCGCGCCTGCAGCCGCGCGTGTTTCGTTACCTCGCTTTGACCTCCGCGGCGCCCTTAAGAATCTTCTGTTTCAACAGTCCCTTGAACAAGTTGGTTCTCCGGTAATTGCAGGCACGCGTGCTCTAGAACTGCAACAGAAAGCGGAGGAGCTTCGCGATGAAGGTCTCGACGATGAGGCTGAGATCGTCGAGTCTCAGATAACAGCGAGTCTTGCTGCCGAAACACCCAATCAGGGGTTCGACCCTACAAAACTTGTAAATAATTTGCTGAGGGTCAAGCAAGACGAGGCTGCGTATAACACGCAGATGTCTCAGATTGAGCAATCTCTGAATGACGTAGCGACAAGCCTCGCGGCTCAGGGGGTCGGAGTCAACGCCGCCACCGGAGCAAAACCCGCTCAGGGTGTCGCCAGTACAGGAGGTACTTTGG